TCATGGTTGTAGTTCGAGCCATGCCAAGCTTAGGACATGCAAAACGTGAAGGATCACGATAAAACTTCTTGAACATCTTAGCGATCTGCATCTCACGGCTAGCTTCGATGATTTCCTTCTTAAACGTCTGTTTCTCCATCTTGATTGTTGGATTTGGCAACGCAATAAGCGGCTCGAGAGGGTTGCCACCACCACGGAAAGCGGGAGCTCTGACTCCACCACGACCAGGAGCCTTGGCCTTTGCTTTGTGACCTTTCTTGTGAGACTTCTGCATTCTCACCTTCTTAGAAGTACCCTTCTTATGGGATTTAGCCTGCTTATTATGCTTACGCGGCATGGTAGCACGAGAGCCAACGACGCCAGAAGCAACGACTTGAGCAGGAGTGACAGTCTCTCCGTGATGGAGATATGAATGCCAGGGCGCAGTTTCTTCGAACGAACGGTCTTGACTGTTAACAAGTAAATGTTGAGCTCCACGATGTTCAGCAGCGTGACGCCAACCAGATTCACCCTCAATCGGAGATGAGAATTGCAAGTTGCGTTCGTGTAAATGCTCAGCACCGACTCCAGTGGTAGGTCTAGGACGACGACGGGACGGAGGAACTATTTCAGTTTCAAGTCTACGCGTCTCAGATGATTCAGGTTGTAGAGACATATGATATCTCGAAACTAAAGTGCCGGTCTCTAGCACTTCAGGCGGAGACCCGCCAAAATTGTTCGGAACAGCTGTCTCTAAAAGAAAAGAAAAAGGGAACGGGAGATTCGGCACGGACCGAAGCGCAACCAATTGTTGGTGCGTAATTCCGTTCGATTCGGTTCCCATATACAAGGCGGCGAGTTGATCATCAGTCAACCAAGCACGCCAGGCAGTTGAAACGCCGGCTTCATGACTTGACACTACACGATCAAGGTATTCTTTAAAGCCAACGAAGATCTTTCTACACTCAGGGCAAGGCCAAGATTGAATTCTCAGCCCGCACAAACGCTGGATGAGCATAGGTAGATCGCGTTTTTCGTTTTTCTTGAGCATAGAATTAAGTGCTTTATGACAATTATGTCTAGGTAACCAACACTTGATGCCTTTCCAATCGACTAGGACGGGAGTGTTTGAAAGCACCTCAAGCTCAAAGATACTGATTGGGACGTCAGTCTGAAAAGTGTAAAGCATTCCAATTTTAAGTCCAGCAGCACCTATAGTGTCTGCTGTGAAATATTTCTCATATTCTGGAAGTATGCTAAAGACTAGATCATCACCATAGACCAAAGCTATGACTATTAACATAAACAAGTCATAAGTAAGCTTGATCGAATCAGGAATGCAATATTTAACAATAGCAACGGCATCCATAAAAGTCTTGAGACTATTGTCCTCAGCGGTAGTTGATATGCCCGAAAGCATGCCGAGAAATTTAAGGAAAACGTTGCCATCAGGCAAAACTAGGTAACTAAAGGCGACCATCATGTACCAATTGATAATTCTAAGCCAGTTCTCTTTGGTCCGATAAGCGGAACGCAAACAATTAAATCGAAACTTAGCAATAATAAATATATATATCAACCAGAAACGGCCGTCGAACTCTTTAGCATCAACGGAGATTCCGTTAACTTTCTTACCGGAATCACGCAACTTAGATAATAAGTGCATCCAACCACGGCGAACGGTAGAGATACCTATCATGCAGTTAGTGGCTAGAGGATTCTTACTAATCTTGCGATTTTGGTCCTTAAACAATTGATGCCCTGCAATAGTATGATTAACATCCGTAGCGGCGGTAGTACGAGGCTTATCCCCTTCATATTTCGCTTTAGTTACTATTTCCATCTTATTGTTGATGGAGGCGAAACAGATTATTGGTTTAGGAGTGCCAAGTCGCAAATAAAATCTGCCATAAAAATCAAACGATAAGCGTTTTTCGTGGATATAATCGCCCTTCAGTGTAGCTTGTTGGTTAATAGGCCAACCAGAAGAAGTATCCATAGCCATATCAGGGAATACGTCATCGAGGCGCAGGATTTCTGAGCCACCGATAACGGGGTGAAAATGTCGATAGAGGCAGTCGTATTGGAATACGATGAGCGCTGTATCGAGGTTTATGTTTACGCGGTCATATTTGTCACACGAGTTGTATGCACCACTCAGCGTGTCGGCAGCAACGAAGTACTCATCAGTCCAAGAAGGAACAGCACCGAAATGCTGGACAAGATAGTCCTTGAAGTACTTTGAATCGACCGATTCCTTGCAGTCACGGTGGGGACGCTTCACAGTTCCAACATGAATCAAATGTTTAAATTCACGTAGAGGCTGTCGAGTGTTAACGAGAAGCTTAACCCCAATTTCCGGTGGGTAATCTGCTAGAATCGATCGTAGTGCTACTGGCTTGACGTTGAAGCCGATAAGCTCGCCGGTCTCACTACGGACGGCGACGAGCTCTGCGAGTTTTTTGGAATAGACTCAACTACGGCTGAGAGGGATGCGGGGACATGAACCGCACTGTTGTCGGGCGTAGCTTCATGTTTCTGCTCATCAGAACTGTGCTGGTTTTTGAGCTTCTCATAATACTTTTGAGCCCTATCAATCTCGCGCTGCTTGATGCGGCAAGGATTGAATCTACAGTCAAACTTGAGCTCATGGTTAAACTTACACTTATCACCACGTTTGCACAATCCATGTGAATGCGCGTGACATGGCTTATCTTTATCAGTCTTAGCCGAACTCTGTGACACTGTAGCACTTGGTTTGCACTCAGCCCAGTGAGTACAATGGTGACCACCACATGAAGTGTTGCAGCACGATTGGTAGTCAGATTCCAACTTCAGTGGACAATCAATTGCATGTGCGCAGCCTCTTATCGAATCTGGCTTAGCGGGCCTCGAGCTAGGGTTAAAGTGGTGACCATACGTACCTCTGATCTCACCTCGGGAAGGGAGAGCAACTTGGTCAGTGTCTTGCTCACGAACCCAATTAGAAAAGATAAGTTCGCGAATATCAGGATTCTGCTCATCATCCAAATATTTCATAATCTCATTACGAGACATCGATCCTAAGTATTCTTCATGATCATTACCATTCTCGTCTTGCGTGATAATCTTATAATCGTCGGCAGCGAGATAATCCTCCTCAATGAAATAACGTTGATCATCACGATCAATGTGATAAACGTCTTTAAGCATCTCATCAGGAAATTGCTCTTGAATATAGCTAGCAAAGTCTGCTTGATTAAGTAAATCATTGCTC